AGTCCAGCTTTCCGGTGTTGCGGGAGTAGGTGTCGGCTTGGCTATGGGAGGCTTTGTCGGCTTGACTTCTGGCCCCGGCTCGATCTGCGCCGGGCACTCACACGAAAAGGCAAACATCAGGATGAATGCCGTGAGGATCATTCTTGCTGTTATCGGGGGGTATTTAGTTTTGTTCATATTCAATCTCCACAATCCTGTCCAAGAACTTTATCCATCTTTTTCTCCATTCTCGCCAATGTACTTTGATGGGTTATCCCGATCGCTTCAACGGTTGTGATTTTGGTTGACAGGTGATCCAGTTTAAAGTTGATCTGTTCTATATCATTCTCGTGGCGTTTCGATTCGGCCTCATAATGATATATCTTCCCTTCGATCACGCCTAATCTCGCCCCGCTGTCTATTTGACAATCGTTCAATTTCTTCTCCGTCTCATTGACCCTAGTTTTAATTGGAAATAAGAATAACCCCGTCACAATATTGAAGATAGCAAAAACTATGGCCAAGACCCATCCAATAATATTGGTATAGCGCTCAGGCATGGTATTATTTCCAATATTCGATTTCGACCACAGCACCAGCAACGCCGACACATCGAAGATAGAGAGTTGGGGATGATAATATGGATGGCGAGTAATAAATCCCCCCGGACTTGATAGTCCAATATTTACTTGCTGTTCCCCCTGTCGCGAACGCGAGCCTTACATCATTGGCCGACTGACATTGTATCGAAAACCCCTTTACCCCCTGTCCGAGTGAGACAGCATATTCGGTATTGGCGAGAGTGAGAGTGGCCTGATATGTAGTGCCAAGGGCTGTCTGGGAATATGACACCCCGACAAACGAAAGGAGGGAAACAGCCATAAGAATAGATAAAAATATCTTTTTCATAGGATGTCCCTTTTTAAAAAAACAAAGGAAGGTGGGGTGCCCCGAGCGAACCCGGGACACCCCAATGCAAGGAGGCAACCTTCCAGTGTTATTATGGTTTTGACCCTGATTAGTTGAGGGTCAGTTCCCGGATACAGTTCGGCATAATCTTGCTATAGCCGTGACTTTCCGAGATTACCATCTTGTTAAACTGACGGCTGATGATTTTCTCGGTTTCCACGAGATCAGCACCAACTTCGACAATCCGCTCCATCGCATACATCTTGTTGATTCCGAGAATTTTGTTCTCGGGGAGCGACTCGTTATAAACGAGACGGTAGTTGTTCCAGAAGCTCTGGACCAGATTGAAACCCGGTCCTTCCGGACCCTGCTTCATCGCAGAAAGAACCTGAAAAGGATCAAGGCTCGGCTTTGCCATCGTGACTAAAGTCAGGAGGGTCTGCTTGTTCGCGACGAGGGTGGTTAGGGAATAAGGATAAAACCTCATAGCCCAAGACAGGAACCCACGGAAGGAAAGGTTTCTCGGAGTTGCGGCAGCAGTCGAACTCGCATCCTCTCCACCGGTGCCATTGGCATTGGTCTGATAATCGTCATCCATATCCGCCCGAAGGACGGTGATGGCGTCGTCAGCCTCACGCAGCCGGTTCTGTTTCACGATAATGGTAATAACCGTGGTCAGAAGGTCCAGCGGACACCGACGAATGAACTCGTAGGTGGTATTGACAGCCACACCGTATTTGAAGACACGGTCAGCTTCGTCCGCCCATGTGATAGTCGCTTCAGGGAACGCATCCCCTTCCGCTACACGCCGTTTGAGAACATCGTCCTCATTCCAGCTTATCCGTACACTTTCATACACGGAGCCGGTGATGTTCCGGGTGTTTCCGATGAGCTCGTCCACGGTATCAGGCTCGAAGATCGCCATCCGCGCGACGCGGTTGATGAACTCCGGGAAAAGAATTGCCGATTCCGGGGTGTTACTCTGGAAGAACCGAGACCCCTCGCTGGCGGTAATGCCTGCTGACGGAATGGCTCTGGTTACGATCCCGAACCGTTGCATCTGGCGCTCAAAAGCGTCAAGTCCGGTGATCTGTCCGTTCGCATCGCGATCAGACGGGTCGGCCTCTTCCAGAAGAGCGGTCAGGCTCATTTTTCTGTCGGCGGCAGTAGAATACATCTGCGGTGACAGTTTGATGTCCTTGGGGTCGTGACGGACGATTTCGATTCTGTGCCCTTCGGGAAGGGTCAGAACTTTGTCGTCGGCGTCAAAAACCCGAATTTTGATATCTTTATCTTTCATTAGTTAAATCTCCTTAAAGATTCAGGTAGTTACGCCACGTCAGTCCAAACGGACAAGGGCGAGTAGATTGGTTCCGTCGATAGAATAACACAGATGACGACCATTGGAATTATCAGATTTGATAGTCCCGGCGGTTGCCCCACCTATGATTTTCTGTCCGACAGTCGGAGTGGTTCCAGCGACGTAGGGAAGCCAGCAATAGCCTCTCTCCTGAACTGAACACATTCCGTCGGCTTCATATCTGGTGAAGCGTCCGGAAACCTGATAGTCTTCGGCTACATTGGCAACGGTGATACCGGTTCCAACGGTGTAACCGGACGACGGTTTCACAGCATTCCCGACCGCAGAAGCAGTCAGGGCCGTGGCGAAAGTAACAAAGGGTTCCACAAGAATCCCCTCGTAGGCACTTCCTCTAAGCATAGGAATAGTCATTATTAAATCTCCTAAATGGTTGGTTTCCTACTCCGTGGGATTAACCCACTTTATAGGCTTCTGCGGGGACGATTGCGATCTTCGCGGTGGAAGTCGGGATGTCATCCTCGGTTCTGGTTTCCTGTCCGGCAACCAGCTTCGCATCGGCGGCTTTTCTAAAACTGTCGATAGAAGCCTTAATGACGGCTAGATCGGTTTGTTCGGTAAGATAAGCACGCCAGTGCTTCTCATCGAACTCATTTCCGTTGGCGCGGACACCTTCTTTGATGGCCGTCTCAACGAGATCACTCTTGTAGGTCCGGCCCGCTTCGGCTTCCACGGTCAGGGTGGCGATAGCCTCTGCTGAACGAAGTTCCTCGGGGATAGAATCTACGAGAGCGAGTTTGTCTGATATATCGACCTTCAAAGTCGCAAGCGCGTCAGCAATTTCCTGACGGACAGCCTCAACATCTTCAGCACCGTCAACCTTGCGGTCTTCGAGCTTCAGAGTCGGGAATATATCGGATAAACCACGGATAAATTTTGCTAACTCTTCCATAGTTTTCTTCTCCTCTCTTTTTGGGTTTCCCTCTGGATCATTAACGACCGGAGGCGTTGGAATTACTGGTGTTTTGTTTAAGACCCTCGTGCCATAAACATATTCAAGGGCTAAAGCGTTTTTGTCCGAAAGTTTCCCCTCGGCGGCGAACTCGCGGGCTTTGTTTACAACCGTTCCTTGCGCGGCGTTCATCGGAACAAGGGAGCTTTCTCTCATCCCGGCTCCGGTGACTTCCGCAACACAAAGAACCTTTTCTCCTTCCTCAGTCTCATATTCGATTCCCGGAAGATGAGGACAATCTCCGGATATAATATCATTTCGACAAATAGAACAGATATATGTACCGGCAGCGCGTCCTTCCATCGGGGCTATTGAAAATCCAATGGAGCCCCGGCGATAAACTCCACCACGGATATTCTTCTCAATATCATCGGTGGTCATATTCCCGAGACCAGTGTTTAGTCCACGCAAAATGTAATAATGACCGAGAACATGAAGACCCTCATATCCTTCCCGGGGAGTGAGCTCTCCACCGAAGGATGAACCGATAGGCATATCAAGGGCTCCCCCTCCAAACATTCCTCCGCCGTGAGCAAGCTGAAGGGCTCGACCGGATTGAAGATCAGATACAAAATTGTCCAAGGATGAGCGAGTCATTCTGGTTGAATATGCGTCCCGGAGTTCGTTGGAAATCCACATAGGAAAGATGAACACATCCTCACGGCTCAGGGTGTCTTTTGAAATCCGGTTGATTGAATCCATCTCGTGATCGGTGAGATTCTCTCCGGAACGGCACTCCTGACTTACTATCTCGGTTGATATGCGGTCCCCATCGCTGTCATCCGCAGCCAACTGGTTGTTTCTGGTAATATCAAAACCTAAGTCGCCGAGATTGGTTTCCCGCGCACGGAAGTTATTCCTTTTCATTTCCAACTCCTTATCAAGTCCTATTTCTAATTTATGTTGATTGAGATGTTCGTTATTATCCCCGGCTTTTGAGAGAGCTTCTATAAGCCCCGCTTTGCTGAGGAGAAGTTCTCCAGAATTGTATTTACCGGCGTTGTCATTTCTTCCGGTTACTTTGCCGCCTTTAACCCAATGGTGAGGAAACTGCTTATCGACGAAAGCCTTCTCTGGTAGTTTTTTCTGGTCAATACTAGACCATCTGGGCTCACGAGGATCAACGGTTGAATTATGAACAAAGAATTCACGACCGACACCGGGACGACTAGCTCTCCTCATTTTTCCCCCACATTCAGAACAGGATATGTCAGCGCAATGACTTTCAGAGGTTTCTTTATGACCACAATCAACGCACTCACAATCATATTCTTCTCTATCGGTCCGATTCTTTTTTGTCATTTTACCTGTTTCCTCCGTCCATCCATACAGGGACGAATTTGCGTGTCTCCGTATCTTCTTCTTCCCTACTTATATCCTTTTTGGCAACTTTTTTCACGATAACGTCTTCCCTCATTTGTTCATCTGGACGAGCCAGCGGTTCAATTATATTAAAAATAGGCATACTATGCTCCTCGCTTTTTCCCAAAATCAGGGATTGATTTAATCTCTTCACAGAAATTGGCGTCGGACTTCAGCCAACTAATCACTCTGTATTTCCGCAGATTAAGAATAGCGATTGATTCCAAGGTCTTAAAGCCCATTCTGGTCAGGGCTAAGAATGATTCCTTGGCCGCAGACTCTCCCCGGTCACGGTCTTGGCTTTTTGTGCAAAACATATCCATTCCTCAATAACAATCCTTTTGCTTCTTCTATTCCGCCGGTTGTCCCGGTCCCGCCTGCATCTCCTCCCCCTTCAACAGCCTCACCGCCACTGGCTCCAAACATAGCAACCTCTTCTCCCTCGGCTGTCTCAGCGTCAATCAACATCGAAGCCGCTGTATCGTGATTGATATATCCGGCGTCACGAATGAATGTTACTCTCTTCGCCTTCATCAGTTCTGCTTCTTCCTGTTGGAATGGTGACTCAGTGGGAATGGGGTCATAAACCAGAGTGGCGTTCCCCTGTATCCCCCTAAGATTAAGGGCGAAGGTTAGCGCATCATTGACTATCCGGCTGGCACACTTCTGGAAACTCTCAACGGTCTTAACCTGTATCTTCCACTGGACAGAGCCATAAGTCTCGGTTATTCCACGATGTTTGTTGATGAAAATGGTGAGGATGTGCATCGCGTTTGCGAGGTTTTTATCAACGGTATCCATGATCGCGCGGGCGTTCGAGCCGAGAGCCTGACTGGGCTCTTTTATATCCACTTTGACAGCATCGGTATGGATGAAAGCGTCGTCAGGGTCTATGTTTGCATATTCCCCTTTTATCAGGGCCATCTGGCTATCCATAAACTCAACGAGTTTCTTTGGATTAGCGAGGATATTTCTCGGGGCGTTCGCCCTGATTACTTCCTCAAGGATAGACACGTCCAGCCGGGGCCAAGCCTGATTGTGGGTTACTCTCTGAAGATCATCCATCATCTGCATTTGAAAGAAGATAATCTGGAGCATAGAGACTATGGGGGAAACACCGATAGGATTCCCAATATCGACATCGAGGGGAACATAATAGAACCCAGCTTTCTCTATTTTCTTCATCCCGGTCATCTGTTGCTGATAAGCGACGTATCTTTCCTGTCCATCTGTCATCAGTTCGGACTTGAACTCCAGAGTCGCGGGGTCCACCGGGACTATATCGAGAATGGTTCTCAGGTCAGGAGCAAGGATAGTCTCACAGGAGGATGCTCCAAGAACAAGAGTAGTTTTATGCAGCGAATCCAAGAAAGCATCAAACCCTCCACGCTCGCGGTTCACGTTAGCAATCACCTCGTTCATTAAATATTCATAGCCCTCTATGTTCTCAGAACCATCAAGGTTTGAACACTTCAGGGACCAGCCGGAAGCACAGAGCCGGAGGAGGGTCCAGATAGCCATTGAAGCGTC